ATCTCATTGATATTTTAGCATATAACACTTATTACGCTTCGTTTACGGCAAACATGTCGATGAACGAGGCATTTTTGGAATCTGCAACTGTTAGAGATAACATTGTTAGGATTGCAAAGCAAATTGGTTACACTCCTAGGTCTAAAAAAGGATCAAGAGCGTGTATTGGGATGACAACCAAAGCAACTTTGCTCCCTGGTGATCAATCTTTCCCATCAACTGTAACAATTAAGAAAGGTGATGCATTTGTTGCCAAGGTTGATGGCGATTCTTACATATTTTCTTTACTTTCTGATGTAGAAGCGAGCGTTGATCAGTCTACTGGTCTGGCAACCTTCAACAAGATGCTGGTATATCAAGGAAATCTGCTTCAATACAGTTTTACTGTTGATGATACAAAGAAAGCGGAGTATGTCATCCCATCAGAAGACGTAGATACGGAGAGAATGAAGGTTTTTGTTCGTCCAAACGAGCAATCTGTGGAAGTTGATGAATATTCTCTGGCAAATAACGTAACTACGCTTGAATCAACGTCAAGAAATTACTTTTTAGAGGAAACTGAGGACCTTAGATACAAAATTACCTTTGGTGATGGTGTACTTGGTCGTAAATTGATCGATAATGAGTACATCACCGTACAATATCTTGATACTGACGGTGAACAAGCGAATGGTGCGAAGAAATTTGGGTTTATTGGGCGTGCAGCGGACTCTGTGGGTCGTCCAATCCTCCCTCAGGCGATTGAATTGACAACTATTGAGACATCTGCGGATGGTCAGGCACGAGAGAATGCATTAACAGTCAAATATCGCGCTCCGAAGTCATTCTCAGTACAGAATAGAGCAGTTACCGAAGGTGACTACGCATATTTGGTGTCTGAACTGTATCCACAGGCAGCATCAGTGACTGCATACGGTGGTGAGAAACTAAATCCACCACAATATGGCAAAGTTTACGTTGCTGTAAGAACAAAGAGTGGTGTTAACCTTAACAACACTACTAAGAAGAGGATCAAGAACCAGTTACTTGATTACTCTATGGCATCGATCCAACCTGAGATCGTTGATCCAAGAATCTTCTACATATCACCTACTATTCATCTTGCCTACAACGGCAACAATACACCTAGGTCATCTAATGAACTGGCTGCTCAGGTACTGAGGTCTGTCGATAGATTTAACTCTCAGGAGCGTGATAGTAGATTCTCTGGGCGTCTAGAACCATCAAAGTTCAACGCTATGGTGGACTCTTCCGATTCTGCTATCAGTGGTACTACAACCCAAATGACCATGGGTCAGAACCTTGATCAGTTCACCTTTGGAAATCAATTCTCACAGTGTTTAGACTTCAACAACCCAATCACTAACCCGAACGATTACGGTGGCGGTGGAGGCGATCCTGGTGGGTCTGGTGGGGGTGATGGCACCCCATGCTCTACTACTGCTGACTGTCCTCCTGGGCAAGTCTGTATCGATGGTAGATGTCAAGATGATCCGAATGGTGGTGGTACTCCATGTTCTACTACTGCTGATTGTCCAGAAGGTCAGATCTGTGTGAATGGTACATGTCAACCTGATCCGAATTATAGAGGTGGTGATGGCGATCCAGGTGGTGGCGATGGTGGTTCTTGTAAACCCAAGTTCGCTGCTGTTAAGAGTGGAACATTCTATGCCACTGGGTATACCGAAGAGGTTGCTGACCTGATTGGTGCTGGTGAAGCAGCAGGATCTCTTATTACTGGCACTACCGTTAGCAACCCAGTTGCTGGTGGTAATACTAATTTAGAAGAAGTTGTTGCAAACTCCCAGATTGCCCAAACAGCAACTCTTGTTCCTGTGAACATCAGAGATGATGGTCTTGGTAACTTGATGATGGTCACCAACAGAAATGAGAAAGAAGTGGTTCTTAACGATTTAGTTGGAACTGTGGATTATGAAAATGGTATTGTTTGTGTTGGCCCTATCAATGTAGGCGATACACCTGATGGCACAAATAGGATTCCTGTTGTAGTTTTACCTTCTACTGGACCTATTACAATCCCACCTGGCGTTGACCCCACAATCTTCGACCCCAAAGTGTTCCCAAGGGATATCAACACTAATCCTGGTGCTGTTGATGCCTTCGATCCATTCAGTTTTGGCGGATGGAACTACGGTGGTAGCAACATAAATACAATCACGTACCCCACTGGAACGTTCTCGTATCCAGAACTGGACTCCTGTTTCTAAGAGATAAATGTTCGCAAAAACGATCAACATTTCTGACAGAGTTGCTAATCAACTCCCAGAATTCATCCGAAACGAAGATGAGCAACTTGTCAATTTCCTGATTGAATACTATAAATCTCAGGAAAAGACAGGTCGCCCATATAACGTACTTAATAATCTTATTAAGTATCTCGACTTAGACGAGTATGATCAGAAGATTCTTACATCGTCAACATCCTTGATTAAGGAAGTTGGGATTTATGATGAGATCATTGAAGTAGAACAAATTGATGGATTCTTGCCTAGCAAGGGTTCTGTGATGATCGATAACGAGATCATCTATTATGATGAGACCGTTCGTGGTCCAGATGCTATTCTGACACCTGGCATTTCTCTTGAAGAGTTCAATAAGAAAAGACAAGCATTAGAATCACCTTGGGAACTGTTTGACGGTGCAAGAACTACATTCCCGTTAAAATTCTTAGGTACTCCTGTATCTGCCGTATCTGCCGATCACCTTGCGGTAACAATTTATGGTGATCTGCTAATTCCTCAGGTTGATTACACTGTTTCTGGTAGTGAGATCACTCTGACAGTCCCACCCCGCGCAAAAACGGGTAATGATCAGGTAGAACTTACACAAATTCTGTATTATGTTGGATTTGCGGATTCTGTAATCAAGGATCTGGTGATTCCCCCCATCGATGACCTAGTGGGTCTCGACTCCACGACGATGGAGTATGATTCTTTACCATATTCTCCTATTGCTGAGATCGGTCTGATCATCAATAGGAATGCTGTCCTTCAACGTCCTTATCTGGACTATGTGTTGACGGACAACAACACAAAAATTAAGTTCTTTGTAAATATTTCAAATCAGGATACATTCCATATCCGCTCTATTGAATATGTTTCCCCAACTGTGGGTAGTGGTGCTAGTGCAGTTACCAGAGTTGGTGCTAGTGGTGAAATTGATAAGATCATCATCAAAGATGGTGGTAAAGGTTATCAACTCAATTTTGCACCCAAACTATCAATCTACTCATCGACTGGTGTTGGTGAAGCATCAGCAGGTAGAACCCTAGTTAACGGTATCAAAGATTCCCAGTTGATTAGAGGTGGTCAGGGTTACACTTCATACAACCCACCTGTTCTGAAAATCACTCCACCATCGGATTTGATCAACGGATCACAAGCAACAGCAGAAATCAATGTTGATGATGACACTGGTATGGTGTCCAGCATCGAAATCACTAACTCAGGTTCTGGTTATGATTTCATTCCTGCAATTACATTCTTAAATCCCGATGGTGCTGTAATCAGTGATCCTGAGATTGATTCTGAGGGTCGTTTGGTTCCAGCATCTATCGCTGTGACTCAGGGTGGTATTGGTTATAGCAATCCTCCTGAAATCTACATTGATGCTGCACCTGACGGTGGTATCAATGCTGCTGCTACCTGTACCGTTGCTCCTAATGGACAGATTGTATCCGTAACTATCACTAATAGGGGTAGAGGGTATACTACACCCCCAAGGGCGCGTATCATCCAACCAGTGGGCGCACAGGTGCTTGATATCACCGTTGCGAACGGCAATGTAACTAACATCAATTTGCTGACTGGCGGTAAAGGTTACTTAGATGCACCTTCTGTGTACATTGTGGACGATCGTAAGGGTCCATTGAACGAACCTATTGGTGGTACTGGTGCTGAGGCAGTAGCAACCATCTTCAACGGTGAGATTACTGATATCAACATCGTTAACTTTGGTACTGGGTATTCTGATACCCAACCACCTAAGGTTTACATCGCATCTCCCGCTTCTGCACAAGCATCTTGTGATGTTGGATTCGGTGAAGTGACTGGTTTCACTATTTTGTCTGCTGGACGTAAATATGAACCATCAGCACTGACTGGATGTGCTCGTGGTGTATCTGATGTTGCAACTTTCGACAATTTCTCTAACCAGATCTATGCAAAAGAGAGTCAACTGACTCAAAGCAGTCACCCTGCTGAATCTATTGTCAATAACCTTGACAGTATGATCATTAAGCAAGTATTCGACAAGTTCCGTCGTCAATACATGCCCACAATCAATCTTGACTACTCTCAGGTTAATCCTGTACTGGTTATTAAGAAGATTAAGGACTTTTACCTGTCTAAGGGTACCAAAAAAGCAACGCAGTACCTATTTAAGATTCTCTTCGGTGAAGAGATCGATGTTTACTATCCTAGGGATGAGATGATCACCCCTTCTGCTGCATCTTGGGTTGTTGACACCATTTTGCGTGCAGAATTGATTTCTGGTGATCCAGCAAACCTGAAAGACTCTCAGTTGGTGCAGATTGCGGATGCAGTTGACCAGAATATCAAAGATGCGTCAGTTCTGATCGAAAACGTCATCTCCATCATCGAAGGTACGGATATTATCTATGAATTGGCAATTTCAGAGGAAACACTGAATGGCGAATTCAAGATTCCATATAAAACAGTTCTTGTAGAACCATTAGACACTACTGGTGGTATTATTACTGTTGACTCCACTATTGGATGGCCAGAAAAGAACGGTACCATCATTATTGATGATAATGAGATTGTACAGTATAAAGATAAGTCACTAAACCAATTTATTGAGTGTACTCGCTCCAAAAACGGCGTTGTAGAGGATTGGGACCCTGGTACAATCATTCATTCTGATATTTTCGTATATGCCAACCGTGGACAAGATACAGAAGTACAACTTCGCATTCTGGGTATTGCAGAAGCAGGAACTACTGTTCTCGAAGATAGTGGTTCCTATTATCTGCCTGGTGACAAACTAAATGTTGCTGCATTGGGTTCTACCGACCAAGATGAGCGTCTACAATCCTGGTTGTACAACGTTAAGAAACTTATTAAGGTTTCTCAGATCATTCCTGGTGGTTTGAACAGAACTGCAACCGTAACTTGCGAAAACCCACATGGTTTGCTAGTTGAGGACACTGTTACCCTCTATGGTGCAAACCCTGCTGTATATAATGGTACATTTGAGGTTACTGCTCGTCTTGACGACTTTACATTCTCTTATCTGATTCCAGTACCAACAGATATCGAACCACAAGGTAATATCCTTCTATCTGTTGACCTAAACAGAGGTAAGTCTACTCAGAACACGATCAACGAAGTGATCTCTCTGTTTACCTCTAACGTACAGAACTCATTCTTCAATAATGACTATGTTTACGTTGCAGCATCAGGTCTACCCAACTATAAGGTCGGTCCTTTCAGTGGATCTGCACTTATCCCTGGTAACCAGCGTAAACTGCTGAGATTCCCCAGAACTGTCAATACAGTTTCAACTAGAACTACGGTATCACCCAATACACCAATTGGTGCATGGGTTAATGGTGTATCTGCATGGGGTTACAAGGATCAGGAGTTTGTAACCTTCGGTCCTCTTACTGGTATCGATATTACCAACGTTGGCGAAGAGTATGATGCTGGTTCTACACCTACACTAGAAATTACTGGTGGTGGTGGTTCAGGTGCTGTTGCATCAGTCATTGTTAATGGTTCTTTGAGTACAGTTGATGTACTCACCCAAGGATCTGGATATACTACACAACCTTTGATCTCAATCGTTGGTGGTGGTGGTTCAGGTGCTACTGCACAAGCAGTTGTGACAAACGGTCGTGTAACTCGTGTCTTGGTGGGTAACCCTGGTACAGGGTATACATCACAACCTACAATCTCCATCACTGGTGGTGGTGGTTCTGGTGCTACTGCAATTGCACAAGTTCGTGGTTCTATTTCTGGTGTTAACATCCTATCCAGAGGAACTGGATATACTTCTACACCAACACTGAAACTGAACTCTGGTGAAGGTGCTTTGGCACAACCCATTGTTATTAATGGTCGTATTGTATCTGTTGCTATCATTAACTCTGGCGATGGGTATACTACTGCTCCTACCGTATTCATCAATGGCGATGGTTTTGGTGCTAAGGCAACTGCTGTTATCGGCACTCTTGGTGAAGACAAAGGTAAGGTTATCTCAGTCAGTATCACTAACAAAGGTGTTGGATATACTCAGGGTAACACTACTGTCCGTATGGAAGCAGTTGGACAACTTGCAACATTCAATGCAAATGTGTTCCAATGGAATAAGAACTTAGAGTATAACCTCAGCACTAAGTATGACATTGCTCGTGGTTATGTCTTTACTGGATTCAATAACCAGTATGGCGGTGAGTATGCACACGTATCTGACCCCAAAGAACTCCGTTATGTGGTTGGCGACAACGTAATCCTTGATCCCGAAACCAATACCTTCAAAGAAGAAGGTACTGAGACTGGTGCTGCTATTTCTCACTCACCCATTCTGGGTTGGGCGTTTGATGGTAACCCAATCTATGGACCTTACGGTTACATCGATCCTACTGATCAGAACGGTGGTATCAGAAGAATGCGTTCTTCTTATAGACTGAAAACTAATGTAGTTTATGATATTGATACAAACCCAACACCTGCTCGTATTGATGGTCCTATACTTGCTGACTATCCTGCTGGACAGTTTGTTGATGACTATGAGTATGCATTCCAAGAAGGAGATCTAGACCCATACAACGGTCGTTTCTGTAAGACTCCTGATTATCCTGATGGTACATATTGCTACTTCATCACAATTGATGCATCAGAAGCAGGTCTTCCAGTATTCCCTTACATCATCGGTCCTGAGTTCAACTCAATTGTTGATACTTGGAACCTGAGTCAGAGTGCAGTACAAGAGAACATCCCTCAGGATGTGTCTCGTTTTAGAGATCCATATGAAGAAGTTGACATCGACATTGAGCGTCAACCCAACCAACAGTCAGATCAACTGGTTACAGAGAAGGAAGGAGACCTTATCCTTTTTGAAACTTCTGACATAGATAATGATGGTATCATTTCTCCTGCTGAAATTGCCACAGATCAGGTGATGACCGAGGAGGCGGCACTTCAAATCTATGATTATTTCCCAAGAGTATCGACAGAATCCAGAGTCGATATTGAAGTTGAGACAACAACGAAATTTGAGAATGCTCAGATCGATGGGTTTGTTATTGAAAATTCTGGTATTTCCTATCAAGTTAACGATACACTATTTTTCGACAATACTGGAACAGATGGTTTTGGTGCCTCTGCACAAGTCGAGTCTGTTCAGGGTGCTAGTATTGCAGCATATAGTAAGGAAGTCATCAACGACATCCCCTACGGCAAAATCACAACATCAACAGACCACGAACTAATTGGACAGGACGAGATCATCGTCAGTTCTAGGGTCATCACTGAGAATACCAATAAGAGATTCTACATGTCTGTGGTTACAGGCATTGACTCCATTTCGGTATCACAAACTGGTATTGGTTATAATGAGTCCATTCCACCATCTTATGAAATCATTACACCGTCTGGACAAGACGTTGAACTTGATATTGTACTAGATCTTACTACTGGTAAGGTTGATACTGTTAATATCATCAACTCTGGTTTTAATTATGATACTGAGAATTCTCCTCAGATCAGAGTTTCACACCCACAGAGATTCAAGAAGACTTATTACTGGTCCACTTCATTTGCTGAAAGTGCAGACTGTAAGTTTGAGATCACCGACTCTATTGTATCAGCAGAGCGTAACCTATACATCTGTGGTGAAATTACAAAACCTAATGGCGAATCAGCAGCATTCGTTGCTAAATTCAACGACCTAGGTAATGTTGTTTGGGATAGAACTTTACTTCCTAGTACATCTATTAAGGTGGCACGTTGGAAGAAGATGTATCTGGATGAGACTAGTGAAGAGAATGATCTCATTTATCTGATTGGTGAAACTGAATCTCAGGGAACTGCAAACCGTAATCCTGATATTTTAGTTGCCAAGTATGAATCTGGTCTTGATAATGCTAACAATCCAGAAGGCATTGTTAGATGGCAGAAAGAAATCGCTGGTGTATCTGGTTCTACTCGTCGTGACTATGCTGGTGACATCTATCTAGATGCAGACCAACGTGTGTATATCTGTGGTTGGACAGATACCAACTCACCTGATCCTGATGATATTTGGATCATTCAACTGAATAGTTTCGGTGATCTGATCGAGAAACGTAAGTTTGCTTCGGATTCCGAAGGTGAGCAGATGTATCAACTGTATTTCATCGGTGACAACAAACTTGTCTTTGCTGGTATTGATAAAGACAACAATGATCTGTTGTTTGGTGAAATGGAGTACGATGGTGCAAACATCGAATTCACATATGTCAAACGTCTTGCAATTTCTGGTGGTGACGTACAAAATCCACAGTTTGTGCTTGATGAGTACGATGATCTGTTCTTTGTATGTAATATGTGGAATGGCACCAAGAATTATGGTGTTGCATTCTTCAAGATTGCAATGTCACAGATCAAACTGGTGGTTGCAAGTCCAGAATGGCAATTCTCCAAGATTATGGCACCAACAGTGCCATTTGAGTCTATTAAACATGCTGGCATCACTCTTGACATCTTTGGCAACATTAACGTGGTCACAGAGATCAAATATGAAGATAATAACCTGACTGCTAACATTGCAAGTTTCAAATATGATGGAACACTGCTAAATCAGTCTGATGTTTGGAAGACTGCTACCGATATTGGATTTACAACACATACTCATGCTGTTGATAACTCTGGTGACATCATTCTGAGTTGCAATACTCAAAATCCCGATCAAACCATTGTTCATCGCTTTGAGAATGCTGCTAACTTGGTTGAAGACTCAACTAAGCAAGGTATTCCTACAATCACAGTTTTGAATGCTGCTAACGCTGCACATGATACTACTGACTATAAGTTTGGTTCTGGATCATTAGATTTCACTGCTCTTAACCGTATTCAGTGGGAAGACTTGAATATCACTACTGACTGGACTGTTGGTATGTGGGTTCAGATGGATTCTGCCCATGACAGCAGTAATGCTACTGTTGAGATGATTACAGCAGTTGCTGACACTGGTGGAACCGTTCGTTTCACGATTGAAGGTAATTCGGGTCTTGCTAACTATGGTAAGGTCGCATTGCAACTAACTCCTGCTGGTGCTGCCACTACCACAATATGGTCTGTTGGTTCTACTTATTGGGCAGCATTGTCTGACAATAATTGGCATCATATTGCATTTGTTAAGGAAGAACCTTCCTTGGGTTCATATGTATACTCATGTTACTTCGATGGTGTCATTGTTGCCACTACAACAACCACTGAGAACATCGTACTGAATGATTTGTATGTTGGTGCTGAGGTTGCATCTCCTGCTACTGCTAACTGCTTCCTTGGTAATATCGATGATCTTATCGTTGATCCTAAGGCAGTATACACTACTGCATCATTCACACTGCCTACTGAGAGGTATAGAATCACTTCTGCTGATAGTAGCATTGAACTAATCAAGTTCGATAGACTGCATAGCAAGAGAGGTACATATACCCCCACCAGCGCCACCAGAAGCGGCGAGAACCTGCGTATTGAGGACATTGACGCTGGAACTGCGGGTATCAATGTAAATACGATTTCTAACCCTGTAATCACAATCTGGTCGGTTGGTTCTTCTGGTTTACAGATTCTTGACTACTCTGATGTAACATCTACACTAGCACCTGGCACTTTCAACTTTGTAACCGATAGATTTACTTACGAGACTAAGACATCTACTATTCCTACTCCTTTGGGTAGAAAACTGATCCTAGATCCGATTGTCCTTCCAAAATACTATATTAGGGATGCTGGTTATCAGAAGATCGATGCTGTTAAGGAATTTACCTTCAACCAGGATATCAAGTTTGAGAAAGGTTCAATTATCCAACAAACCAATGCTCAGGGTATTGTCCAAGCATTTGGTACCATTGTTGATGTCCCAGTCGGCAGTATTGACGATCCTGGCGTTGGTACTACCTATAAAGTAGGTAAAATCTTCGGTAACTTCAATAATACTGATCTGTTCCAAAATGACCTTGGTGAGACTAATACTATTGATGAAATTTCGTTTGAAGTCTCTCGTCCACAAACTGCATGGGAAGCAGGTAAGGTATATGCTGTAAATGACCAAGTTTGGTCAGATAACAAGATTTACTATGCAACTAACAATGCAACCTCTGGTGTAACCGAACCTACTCATACTATCGGTGCAGTAACTGATGGTGCTGTGGTTTGGCAATTTATTAGCGATGCTCCAAACATTGAAGTTGATCTTCTGGACTATCCATGGCCTGTGCCAACTGATGCTACCCCTTGGGCAGAAACCAGATCATATCAAGTTGATGATACGGTATACTTCGGTAGAAACAAATATACCTGTACAGTTGCTGGTACCACTGGTACAACCGCACCAACCCATACAACAGGAACAGCGACGGATAATTCCGTTACATGGACATACACTAGTACATATGATCCACTTTATAACTATGCTAGGTTCCGTCCTACTAATGTTCTTGATTATAGAGTAACTATCCTGAATACTTTCAGTGGTTCTGACTTTATTGTTGGAGACGTGGTTTCCCTTGGTAATAGCGTGAATGCTGGTCCTAAGGAAGACACTAATAACAAAATTGCAGAAGTAAGTGGTCTATCTAGTGTTAAGACTATTCGTGTTACTGTAAACCTGAATAAGGACATTGTTAGAACAGCAGAAGCGAATACAGACCTTATCTATTGTTCTGCACTCTCTCCACACAACTTTAAGACTAATGACATCCTCTTTGTTGAAGGATTTACAACTGCTGAGTTTAACGGTTCATTCTTCGTAAAAGAGGTCTTCTCTTCCAGAGATTTCACTTACAGAATGAGAGCAACTGCTACTGGCGAACCTGCTTTCGAGCAAAACGCTATTGCAAGAGTTAAGATTGCTTCTAAGCACCCAACCTTGCTTCTGGTCAGAAATCACTCTTATATCTTTGATATGAGTGATATATCCAACTTTGGATACTATCTGTCGTTTGCACAAGATAACCAGTTCAAACTGGAATACTCTTTCAA